CTGCCTTTGCTTCTGCTTCATCAGCTGCTTTTTGCTCGGCTTGCTTCATAGCAATCTTAGCAGCTGTATCTTCAGCTACCTTCTTTGCAAAAGCTTCCAAGTCGATGTTTTGATTTTCCATCTTGATCTCCTGATCTGCGGAATTAATGTCCGCGCTTTGAGGTGTGGTGTCACTAGCTATTCCCGAAGTAATATCTTCATCCTTAGCCAGAGACTGACCTGCTAGATCTACACGATTTGTGAAAGTTTTTTTGAACTCTTCGTACTCATCAGATGAGTCAAAAGACTTCGCGAGCGAAAAAGTAGCTGATTGATTGCACGGTACAGATACTACCGATACCTCAAACAACTCAGCGTCCTTAATCATTAATCCGTCGGTTTCCTTAATGTAATCAGCATCCTTGACTCGGAAACCTACGGAAAAGGCCCCAAGAACACCGTCTTTAACTAGTTCTGCAACATTAGCAGGTGCTGACTTGCTAATCTTACATTCTAACTCCAGGCCGTCTGGTCCTGCTTTCAGACCTGTAGCTCTACCAATTGGTTTATTATAATCATGATTAAATAAAATAATTGGATTTTTTTCAAAGTTCTGTAGTCCACCTTTCTGCCATGCTTCTGCTGAGATGGAATCACCCGCGCGATCAAAGTCAGCCGTGCTTGCCATCCCACGAATCATGACAGAACCATCGTCCTGTTCATGAGTCTTGAAAGTAGACGTCAGATTAAAGATTTTATTCATCATCTTTATCCTCTTTTACTGCTGGTTTAACAGCAGGCTTGACCGCAGCCTTAGGTGCTGGCTTAGGTGCTTTAGGTGGGGCAGGTTTTGGTTCCGATTTTTTTACTAAATCTGGGTAGTTCTTTTTTAGTGCATGAAGTACGTATTTCCATGCTTTAAAACTCCTTTTTACTGAAGGAGCTGATAGAGCTTCTTTAGGCCCTACTATACTTGCGTAAGCTTTGTACTCAATATTAAGAGGCAATCCAAACTCGCTAAAATGTTTGTATGCAATATCTAATACTGTTTTCTTTACTCTGACTGCCATTTAATTTTCTCCTTCTTCAGTCTCGGAAGGTCTTCCTCCCTCCTCTGGATTTACTGCGCTACCCGCAATATTTGCAGGAACTCTTATATCTTCAGTACCTTCTATAGCTTCAAAGCCTAAACGTTCTCTTGCTTCAGCCGGTGTAATAATGCCGCCATTTACTAAAGAAGTATAGTACGCGGAAGAGTCTCGTAATTCTGGTTGCAGTGCGGGAATATTTGTAATATCTTCTGATAACGCAAAGCCAAAATGTCTTTCTAATCCAAAATTCATTTTACGAACAATTGGAAGGATAGTTTCAAGATAAAACATACGCATATTAGGACGAATATTTGCATTATTTCCCGAATCTAACAGAATGGGAGGTACACCCAATGCTTTTAATATAATTTTTTCATTTTCTGCAATAGCTGTCTGAAAATCTAGTTCTTTAAAATTTACATTAGAAACAGAATCTAATTCAATGCCTCCGTCTAATATAAGAGGTCTTCTTCCGCCCGCATCTGGTCTATATCTAGCAGTCCACGATTGTATCATTCTTTCTTTTATTTTTTCTGAAAGTGTATTAGGAGATTTTAATACTAGTCCTGGAACTGCTCCATTCTTAAAGAAGTTATCTTGAAAATCTCTCATACTTCTCATAAGTACCATTGTACGTAATGCAGGCTTTAAACGTGATACCCCTCTATAAATAGAATAAAAAGAATTATCTTTTATATGAATAATTTCGCTAGGCTTGTAGCTAATTACTTCATTAAAAGTAAATTTTTCAATATAAGTGCTATCACTTGCATGTATGTTTATTTTGTTTGCCGGTAAATGGTAAAGATGTACCCCATCAAAATAAATAAATATGTTTCCGTCTATTAAAAAATCTGTTATTAAGTTACGACGAAAGGTACTTATATCCTGAAAAGGGTTAGGTTCTTTATTGAGGAGTAGTTCGACCCTAGAACGTTTAATGCCTTTTACTACACTCTGCATACCTTGGATCTGTCCGCCTACTGTGGTGGAGATTTCGGCTGCGTCATCAACTATCATATTTACGCCGCGATTAACGATTTCTAAATCTTCGTAAGCTCTCTCATAGTTTATTGTTCTTTCTCGAGAAGGGTCTATTTTATTATCATAGTAAGGCTGCGAGGGGTTTAGTTTCTCTTCAACTCCTTCAGGTTTTTTACCAAAAATATTGTTATACCAAGCCATGTTTTTCTCTTTGAATCTCTACCCAACGCATTTGTTTTTTTGCGGTTATTAAAGGAGGGTTTCTACCATAAAGTCTATGCAATTCTAAATGATGAAAGTGGCATAAAGTAACAGTGTCGTTATAAAGTTCCGCCCATTTATCTTCTATAAATTCGTCTCTCCAAATTACAATATACTCGTTTGTATAGTGTTCGGGTCGCTCTTTGTTTTTTTCCTTTAACCAGTCCTTTAATAAAAGGGCAAGCGTATAAAAATGGTGGAAATCCAGCTGTTCTGTCTCTTCACAGATTTCGCAAGAACTTCCTTTTTTATACTTTGATTTGGCTCTATCCCGTATATATTTTATAGGATCTCTTTTGAGCTTTTTCATATTTGAAAGTATATCCAATTTGAGGTGTTATGTCAAATATTATTTTTGACTTGGTATCATTAAAACCCGCTGTTGCTTGTTTCAAACGAGTATAATGCATATCTTAAGGCATCTGCCATGTGTGATGCTCGGTTATGTTTAGGTTTTTCTCTGGCTAAGTTAGGATTAGCATCCCATTGGTATTGGTCTAAGGACATAATACTTTCAGAGCATTTTTGATCAATAAAAAGACTATCATTATCTACTATACTTGCTACATGTGCTATTCCATCAAGAACGGACTTTTTGGCATTAATAGTACTAAGGTCATAGTTTTGTGCAAAATCAAATCTGGTCTGTTGAGCTGCGGAATCAATATAAATATAATCAATATCCCACTTACTTACTAATCTTTGTATTTCGTTAGCATGGTATTCTGTTGTTTTTTCGGCATCTAAATACTCATCTAGTAGGTAGTATTTTTTGTCGTCCCAATCGTACGCAATGACGCAGAACGCAGTAGGATCTCTATAACCAACATCCAACCCAGCAAAAACATCCATCTTGTGAGTCTCCAAGCCTTCTCCATTAAAGACGCACTTCTCGTGGTCGAAGTTCCAAACTTGTCCCTCGTATATATTAAAGTCTGCTTCATATTCTTGCTTAAACTCAGCCTCTGACATAGATTTTCTAGCTTCCATAATATCGTGTTCAGATATTCTGGGATTATCTTTATATGTTGCTTTAATTGAAATCCATTCGGAAAAATCATCTGAAAAACCTCTGTCAAAAAACTCTGAAAACCAGTTGTTACGGCCCCGAGGGGTAGATATAAAAATTGCTTTAGAATTTTCCTTATCCAACGTAGGGCGCAAGGCTACGTTAAATGCGTCCTTACCATCGGCAAGAGCCGCCTCGTCAAAAATAATTAAGTCGTAAGACCTACCTACACAGGAGTCTACTTGATTAACGGAACCCATCCGTATAGTAGAACCGTTTGAAAGTTCTATTACTTTATCTTTAGCGTTATCTTTAGTGACCTCTAGATCAAAGTGTTTAATTAGACCTCTTTGTAGATCAAAAGATATTTGAGATAAAGAGTAGTTCGGAGACATAATAAGAATGTTAGAGCCAGGTACTAAAGATACTAGCTGTCCTATAATATTAGCAATGTATGTTTTACCCTGTCGTCTGGATAATGCTGCACAAACAAAACGATATTTAGGATTATTGATAGCGTTTAAAATAGCTACTTGAGAAGGTAAAGGTTCTATACCAAGTAATTCCATGTAAGGATTTACCTGTAATTTTAGATACCTCTCTTCTGCTACATAATCAAATAAATAATTTGATATTATATCTTTTCGGCTAATTTCAACTGCCATTTTAATTTTGTCCTATTATTTTCAAAACTTACTTTTTACTTCCTACTGCATCTGCGGCGAAAAATGCCGACACTAATACTGCTATTGAGGCAAAATAAGTAGGTGCAATATCTGCAATTAAGTTTGCCGCTGAGTCTAATCCAAAAAGAGAAGTTAGAAAAATACCAAAAGGGTACAGCAAAAGACCAACTAAAGAAAACCATGCCATCTTACGAATAGCATCTCGTTGAGCGTCTTTATCTTCTAATTCTTTACGTTTAAATTCTAAGTACATTTCTTTTTCAGAGTCGGATACTTCGCCGTCTCCATTTGTATCTGCGGGATGATACCCTGTTTTTTCGTCTACCATTTTACCTTGCCTCCTTCGCCTGTAGCAATTTATCTGCTGTTAAGTAGAAATTAAAAAATCAACATAAGTAAGCCTAGTATTAAGCCAAAACCTATAATAGCTGCTGTAAAAGCCACTCCGAGCAGCTTAGCAAACTCAATGTTTTTACGTCTACGAATCTTAGATATTCTAAGCTGTTTTTCATGCTCAAGCCTAGATTCTTCAACACGGGCCATAATTTCATTATAGTCTTTGGTCAACCCTTGCATCATCATTGAGTCTTTTAACTGCTGATTAAACATTGATAGCTGTCGCTTTGCAAGCTGTATCTGCATACTGTCTTTAACAGAGAGGCGACCTACATACTTACTTTCGACATCCTGTACGGCCTCATTAGCTGTGGCATATCGTCCCATAAGACTTGCTAAATCAGTTGCGTGACCCTTTGACTCTTTTATAGTTGAAATTGCATCATTTAATCCTTTAATTACGGATATTACTGTTGCGACTTCGGCAATCATCGGATTACCACTTCACTTTGTCCGCCCAGTATGCGGCACTCATTTTCCCTTTAGCGATGTTTTTGGCGTGTCGTGCTTTAAAAGACGCTCTCTTTTTTCGCATTGCTGTAGACTCGCCGGCCTTCGGCTTCCCTGCCGTTTTAGCTCCTTGCTGGCCGAAACGAATTGTTTTTATCTTGTTACCAACTTTAGCTACTACGATATGGGACTTTTTAGCGTGGCCAGGAGTACGTTTAGGCTTATTAAACCCCGCAACGCCTGCTCGCTTTAGTCTTGAATCTTTCTTTTTTGCTTTCCGTTTTACTGCCATAGTTTATCGCCTCATTCTAGCCTTACGTTTTTTCTTTACGAAGGTCTTAACCATAGTAGGTTTGCCGCCGGGATTGCCGGCTTTTCTTTTTCTACTTATTGCAGACTTTTTCTGAGCTGCAGTCATACGAGCTGCTTTTGCTTTTGGTACACATTTAGGGTATTTGCCTTTCTTTGCTTTCTTTCTCCCGCACTTGGCGTAACCACCTCCTTTCTTAGGACGAGAGATATCTACCCATTCTTCTTTGAACCACTTAGTCAGTCCTCCTTTCGGTTTTGCCATTTTAGTCTCCCGGACTAACGTTTAGACGGTCACTTCTTTTTCTTTTTTCCGTTTTTACGTTTCTTGGCTGGACGCCCTCTTTTCTTTCCGTAGGTACCTTTTCCTGCTGGCATTACTTGCTCCCCATGCGGTATTTACCGCCCTTGGCTTTGTAAGTTTTTACAAGCCACCCATTTGCATAGGCTGAAGGATAAACTGCAAACTTCCGTTTTGCTTGAGCCTTTACTCTTGCATATAGTTTTTTATTCGTTGGAACTGGTTTCTTCTTCTTTACTGTTTTCTTCCTCTTCTTTACTGCCATTTACTTTTGCTCGCCAGTCTACTTTATCAGACTCTTGAAGCTCTGAGAGCTTTTCGGTTCCATTTTCATAGGTTTCCGCCTCTTCTTTAGTTGCGAAAGCTTTTTTACCTACCCCTGGTAAGTATCCTACCCACCGCCCTTTTGATTGAAACATACATAACTCCTTAAATTAAGTTCTAGGGGCTGCAAGCCCTTTATTTATATTTTTAACTCAACGTTTATTATAAAGAACATTATTTTAAATGTCAAGAAATTTTTTTGGTTAGGTTAGTCTGATAATGGATTGTCTAGGGCTCTTTGCAGCTTTTTCTCAAGTCTTTCTTCTAATTCTTTTATCTCTCTGCTAGTGTCGGAACTAAGTGCATCTCTCTTATTTTCGAAGCGTTCGCTTGCGCTATCTATCATCCCTCTTACTTTTTCCTCGGACGCTCGTACTTTATCTTCGGCTCTGTCCGCTTGTTTTTCGATACGAAGTATATCATCACGTAGTCCTGATTTGATATCTCGAGTATATTCAATGGCTTCATCTAGTTTTGTTTCCATTACATCGTTTCGTGCTGCAATAGCGTCTACATCTATGTTTTGTACTACTTCTCTCATATCTGTATAGTCTTTATAGAATTCGAAAGCTGCCCATGATGCGCCACCAAGAGTAGAGAGCGCGGTAAACACTACGGCTGCTTTGCCGCCTTTAAAGGTCATACCTGCGATCTCAAACTCTGCCATTATTCGTCCTTTGAATCAGTAAATTGCAGATTTTTTAAGTTTGCAATTTCCTCTTTTAATTTAGTTACCTCCATCCTTTTCTTTTCTAGTTCTAGTTGATAGAGTGTATTACAATTAATTCTTTCTTGAGGGGCTCCTATAGGTATATTAATACGAGCATAAACTCCTATATCATTACTTCTTATCGGATTAGCTTTATTTTCAACAACATAAGGGCTATCATATCCGTTATCAATAAAGCCTACTACACCTACTTCCACGTTTGTGGAAGACCCTATTGCATTTTGACAATCTAAAGTACCTGAACGTATTCGATCAGATGCATAAGTTTGAGGAGAGCTAGGTAGATTCAAGTTAAGAGAACTTGAATCTCCTTGCACCCAAAAACTTACAAACAGCAATATTATAAGTATAAAAACCTTCACTAAGCCTCACTTTAGTTTTGAACATATTCTGGAAGCTACTATAGACGGATCCTTTACGCTTTTTAGTATCTTGGATTTAGAACAAATATACAGAGCTGAGCTTACATCCATTTCTCTTATATAAATGTTCACGTATTTTCTTTCTTGGTAGCTTAGGGGAACTACTTTATTTTCACTAGCAAAACGCACCGGGTTCCAGTTTTTATCAAATACATCCAACCCGTAGTATTCGATATCGTTTCTATTATTAAAAAGTACCATTTCTGTTTTATAAACTCCTTCTATATGTGACAAAGATAACTGTGGATAAGTTGGAGTAAATTGGTGAGCACTTACTTGAATACTAACCATTAAAAAACAAAACAAAAACAGCTTTTTCATTTTTGGGCAATACACTCTGAAGTAATTAAAGCAGTATAGTCACCTGCAGGGAATGCTTTTCCATAGCCATATTCTGCCACAGAAGACACATCAAACCATACAGTTCCTGCAATAGTTAGATCGAATTCTGTAGTGTGTCCATTATTATAAACTACTTTATTTGTTTCAAATGCTGACATGTTTGCATCCGACTGATCTCCTACACTAGTAGAGCTAGTCCATTCCACTACATCATCTAAAGACGGTGAAGAGGAGAAACTATTTGGAGTAGTTACTACGGCTTTATAAGCGTCCGCAGTAATAATATCATAACGAATAATTGGAACAACGCCACCATCTGATGCGGTAGTACTTAGCTTATCAGCTGTAGGGTTACCGTAGACTCCATCAGTGTCTGTAATAATTACACACTTAGATTCTACAACTCCGTTAATGGGTATGTTTGCTACTGCGGTGTTTGCACAGGCAACTGCAGGGATTAAAAATAAGAGTTTTTTCATAAAACTAGGTTCCTAGTGCAAAATAGCACTTCTTGATAGCTATCTATCGTATTGAGTATTTATCATGTCTTCATGTTTTTGTTGTTGGGCGAACTCAAGTCTTTTACTTTTTATATTTTTAGGCAAAAAGGTATCTAGTAGCATAGGCACATCGCGATACGTACCTCCGTTCAAGGAGTTGGTATAAGACGAAGGTATATAGTTCATAGCAAACAGAGCTGCTTCTTGTGCCGCAGCGTGAGTATCCATTGCAGATGAATTAACTCCTCCCAGCATTTTCTCTAAATTTATTGTTGCTTTTTTAATACGCATCTTGCGCTCGTATTCTTCCTCTTCCTCTAGCTTTGCTTTCTTTTCCATTTCTGCTAGAATGAGTTCATCCTGCAAAGGGTCGTTGAATTCTACCTGTGGTAGCATATTGGGGTCAAAAGGCATTACGTAATTGGGGCAGCTCGGATCAGCTTGAGGGTCAAAACAGGGATCGTACTTATAAGTGTATACTACAGAAGGATTAATGACACTTCCTGTACCTTCTACCTCTATAGAGCCGTCTCCCCAGAGTTCTAACGGGATCTCTCCTACAGGTATAATTTTATATATTTTGTTTCCTTTTAGACCTGACCAATCGTCAGTCTCTCTAAAAGTGTAACCAGAACTTAAAGGATTTTTATTTTGCACATGTACAATCATATCGTCTTCTAAGACTTTTACTGCTTCGTAACGGTATATAACATTCCCCACGGTGAGACCCGCTTGCTGTGGAAGAATATTTTGCATCACCCAATTATAGGCCTCCGTTCTACCTTGTCCGTAAATAATTTCAGAGCAAGAGTAGGATGAGTAAAAGACTAGCAATACCGCCAAGAGCCCAGCCTGTTTTTTTCGTAGTCTCATTCATTTTTCCTTTGTCTTTATCATCTATGGGTTGAACCTCTGTATGGGTTTCCCAACCTGCTTTTGCGGCGGGCCCTATTAATCCATCGTAGGGGCATGGTGTACCTGCCATCATCATGGCATCAAATACACGCTTGTCTTGACACATTACTGAAACTGCTGCTACCTTCATTCCCATATCATAAAGAGTTTTAGCATTCTTCAGTTTCTCACAGTTCATGTCTCTCATGGTAGTACCCATTGAGATACCAAGTATCTGTGTTTGTACCGCTCCTGCTACTCCTACTGTACAAAGATCCGAATTTGAAATATTCATTGTTGGAGTAATTGCTGAAGGAGGCGGAGACTTTAACGTTGTAGTAGTTGTACTGTTAATGTCACTCGTTGTTGTTGAGTCTGTTACTATTACATCCTCTTCAGCTAATGCTGCCGACGAGCATAGCAGCAATATTAGTAGTCTTTTCATTATTTTACCTAAATTGGTTACATTGCCATTACAAGAGTAACTACCAACCCTGCTAAAAAGCAGATAATTGCTCCTCCCATTGTGAGTTGTCTAGACTCCATTGCATCTAATTTTCTATCTATATCATCTAATCTATTGAAAGTTGTTACCCACCTTTCTTCGTAAGCACGAAGCTCGGCCTTTAAATTATTTATATCATCATCAGACATCATTTTATCAACTTTTCCATGAGCTTACCGTAGTTACCCTGGCCGAAGGGTAACCCCTCATTAATTTGTACATTTGTTTGACTTCTTACATTCGTACCTTGAGCTTTTTCAAGTTCTGTCTGAGCTTTTATTTCGTCCATTCTCATTTTATGGGCCATTTGCAATAAGTCGGCAAGATCTTTACTAGAATAAACACCAGTTTCTTTTGCTTCTTCTAGTTTGTTTTCGATCATTTCGTCCAGTACATTAGCAATATTATTCTTATTGCGATAACCCATGTCTAAATAAACAGTATCAATGTATTTCTTGACCTCTCGTTTATTTAGGATTTCGACTACTTTGTTTTCTCGAACGCCTAGCTGCTCTACGACTCCGTGAATATTCCCGAACTGCAAATAAGAGTTTGCTACTTCAAGTCCTTCCGGAGAGATTGTGGTTATTTCTTTACCCATATTCGCTATTATACTTGGGGAGGGTTATAATGTCAAGAACTTTTTTTGAGTACGTATACGAAAAAAGCCAGTGAGCGTGAGCTACCGGCTTCTTAATTACGAGTATAGAACAAAGTTACATAAGTATTGGGGCTAAAGGGATTGCTAATAGCGCGATCATTACAAATGGAAACCATATGTCCAAATGAGACATTATTTTTTTCATCATACGAATAACGGACCTCCTGTGTGTCCAAGTTCTTGAAATCTTCTTTGATTTCGGACATAGTATATGATATTTTAAGGAAATTGTCAAGAATTTTTTTTGAGTTGGGGTATAAGGAAAATGGTTTCAGCAAGTCTTAAAGCACCTTTAACATATTTCGAAAATACATAAAGTAGTACGTGTGGGGGAGCGCGGGCGAGCGCGATGAGAATGAGTCTCATTACCGCCCCTGAATGCGAATGATTCGCATTCGCTATATGCCCGCCCCTTTATTTTTTTGTTAGCATCCAACGACCGAATAAGGGGGCGCACATTTGGTTATAAGAACGGGCTCCCTTATGCGAAATCGGTATTAGACAAAACTCGAAACTGTGGTAAAATCCTACCCATACCAACAAGGGATACCATCATGCAAATATTTTTATCGTTAGGAATAGGGCTTCTACTAATTGCTTCAATTATCGGCGGCCTAGGATTTGCGTTTATTGGTGATTTATTTGGCACGATTATTTGCTTTTTGCTAACAATTGTGCTCGGATTGACGCACGATGAACTAGGGCGCTTATAACCAAATGCTATTAGCTTATTCCAAATCGGTATTGGACAAAATTAGAAACTGTGGTATAATCCACCCCATGCAATCAAGCATTACATTAAAAGGAAAGGACAATATGTCAAACTATACAGATGAAATGGTCGCGGTAATGACAGCGGCGCAGCCTCTCAACCTTGAAAAAGCCAAAGAATTGGCGGCGGGTTGGGAAGGTATTAATCACCAATCAGTTATAAGCAAGGCGCGTAGCTTAGGGCTAGAATATGTGAGCAAGCCCAAGCGAGCCGCCTCTAAAAAAGTTATGGGGCCAACTAAAGCGGAGATCCTGTTTAGCATACGGGATCAATTAGGCTTACCAGATCGCGAGGGTGATCTAACGAAAGCTGAATTGTCCTCTATTCTGGAATCGTTCGCGTGATCGAGGTTATCGGTTGGATCGGCGCGGCTGTAATGGTCGCGGCATCCTTTAACATGGCGCGGCCTTTAGGCTTAAAAATGGCTATTGTTGGGTTATCACTGCTAACTATACAGGCATATTCATCAGATACATATAACTTGATCGTGTTGAATCTTTCCAGTATAATAGGCTTCACATTATCACTAATGAGGAAAGCAAAATGAACTTTATATTCGACCTAGACCATACGGTCATTGACTCAAGCCATAGGCAACTAACGCGACCTGACGGGTCGCTTGATCTTGACGCATGGCGCGATAACTGCACTGCCGAGATGATTAACCGTGATAAGCTCTTGCCGCTTGCCAAGGTTATGCGCTCGGTATTCGCTAACGGTCACACTGTGATTGTATGTACGGCTCGCGTCATGTCCTCGCATGATATCGCTTTTCTGAAAGCTAACAATCTGCGATATAATGCGCTACTGTCACGCGCTGACGGTGACGATACGCCAGACGCACAACTCAAAAAAGCGCTGTTATTCTGGCACTTTAAGCATACCCCTATCGCACGTTGGACTCGGCACACAATTTTTTTCGATGATAATCAAAATGTGCTTGACATGGCCAATGAATTGGGTATAATTACCCACAACGCAATCGAATTCAATCAGAAACTAAAGGCATAAAATATGTTCCAGAAAAAGAAATTCCTCACTCTCGACACTGAAACCGTAGGATTAGAGGGCCACGTTTACGATGTAGGCTACACGGTACACGACAAGCAAGGCAACATCGAGCTTGAACGGAATTGGCTTGTCGAAGAAAATTTTACCGATCCCAAAAAAATGATGGGTGCATTCTATGCAGGTAAACACTTCACCCATTACGCTCGCATGCTACAGGATGGTGAAATCACTCTGAAACCTTGGATTGAAATTATCGAGCAAATGAATCAAGATATCGCTGATTATGGTGTAAGCGTTATCGCGGCTTATAATGCCGGTTTCGATTTTCGCGTCATGGCGCAAACTCATAACTCATTAGGTTATGAGGGCAAGGTTTTAGAATCTGCACTCGAAATTCTGGATATCTGGCAATTCGCTTGTGAGACCAAATTAAGCCAACGGGCTTACGCTAACATAGCGCGGGAAATGGGGTGGGTATCACCTGCCGGAAATATCAAGACTGGCGCTGAATTCGCGCATCGCTACTGTTCGGGTGACTATTCGTTTATAGAAGACCATACAGCACTATCTGATGCTAGAATCGAAACGTTTATTATGGCAGAATGCTTTAAGCTAAAAAAACGTGTGCCATATGGCAAGATCAACGGTTCACCGTGGAGGCTTGTCAATAAAAATGCGGGTGAGGATGCTAACGTACATGGGAGCAAGGTGGCATGACTCTAATACCAAAAGACGAGGCGGAATTGATCCGCCTCAAAATGCAAATGGAAATTATCCGCACTGTTTGCCCGCTGTTAATGATTATCATACAACTTTTCATTATCATCGAACTTTACTAACCGATCAACTAAGGGGCTTAAAATGTCAAATGATCAAATCGAAGTTACAATAGAGGATGCTTGCGAGGCGTTAATGCAGGAATGCAAAACTCTTTTTGGTGATGATGCTCACCAACTATATGGTGTGGCGCATTACTGGATGGAAGAACAACTAGAAAATGGTTGGGTCGACACTTGGGTTGAAACCCGTCAATGGATCAACTACAAACAGGTTCATTAAGGGGCGCTTATGAGAATTTTAGCTGCGATGTATCTAGGCTATTCTGTTATAACCGATTTGCTCATATGGGGCACTGCAATTTTTTACTTTATACAACAATTTATTTAAGGGGCACAAAAAATGGAAATGATTAGAGAGATAGATAGGGAATTTACAGAAACTAAAACCAGAATGGTAAAAGAAGAATATCAAGAAACTTCTGTAGAAACTGTTATTGTTCTGGAGGTTAAACTCAAGACGCTGCGCGATTTTATTTATACAAGTGATGGCCGCGCCATGGGCGCGCGAGATGGGGAACGAATATGGGCTGAGCCCAGACTAAAAAAATTATTCGGGGACGTCTGGGATATCTAAACTGAGGGAGGCGCCCCTCATCAGGGTCGTTATGTTCCACGTGAAACACCGCTGCCAAAAAATTCCTGATCTATTGAATTTTTTGGCGCGGGGGCGCCAGTGCGAGAGTGAAGTTCCGAAGCTATGGTGTACCCCGCGCCATTTTACGCCTATTTCTGCCTATTGTCAAGTCTTTTTTGCGGGTGTGGGGCAAGTAATCCACAATTTGACAGGTCTTTTGGCGCGGTCGCGCCGATTATACAGTAGTAGAGCAACGGTGTCAAGTACTTTTTACGGGAAAGGGGCAAATAAATCAAAAGCCAAGTCTCCTCCGGCGCCGATTATACAGTAGTAGAACAACGATGTCAAGTACTATTTACACCATTGGGCAAATTAGTTTAACCCCGAGCAAGTCTCTCCCTGCGCCGACGCGAGTCGGAATCCTATGTGGTATATTATACATGAAAGCGTGCGCGGGGTCAAGCATTATTTGGCGTGTCTGGCAAATTAAAGATAATTATGGGAGACCCCGCAACGGGGTTGCAAATGTACGAAAATTGTGGTAAATTAACGAAAATAATATTTGACATGACAACCCCGCGTCCGGCCCCCCGAAATTCGATTGTGTTGGCCTTATGAGTAGAAATCTCTTGACATATTTTGCTGGATACAGTATAATAGATGCATAATTTAAGGAGAGTACCAAAATGTTCAAACGTGATTTAAATAAGCAGTATGTAAATGTGTATGAGACCTACCAATGCTACGGTGGCCCAGAAGAGGGTGGCTGGTGGTTTATGGCAGGTGAATTAGTAGAATGCCTAGGCCCAATGCCTAAGGTGGAAGCTGAGGCTATTGCTAAAGCTATCAGGTTTGGTACTGATTACAAAGTAAAATCAAGGTATCTGATGGGCAACAGCCCTGCTGATGGAAAGGATCCTAATGGTATTCCCGACGACGATTACATCGAAATCGGTGGTGCGTGGGGACAGACTGAGGTTATCTCTCTTGTTAATGACGAACCTGGGGAAGAGTTTTTTCCCGCTGAACGACCGAGGTATGAATAATGATTGTAACATTTAATATAGCAGATGGTGGATTCGAGTACTTTACCGAACGACAGTGGCAGACACGTTTAGACCAATGGTGTGAACAGCTGCTAAACGACGGATATGAATTTGCTCTGGACATGGAAGCAGAAGAGATAGTTGAATGCATGTATGGTGAGGAACTGTTTTTTGATATAGTTCCAAGCTTTGACAAATAATTGTTGACATTTAAACTGAAAGAGATTATAATACATAGTATGAAAATAAAGAAACAAGTAAAAATTATACAAGACGTTATAGAAATGGTATCTGGATACTTTAACCTAGATGTTGAGGTTAAGATTTCAACAGGTAAAATGCCGTATGAAAACGATGCTGAAACAGACATAGAGTGTGAAGGTTTTTACTCTATGGTATTTAATAGTCATTTTCTAAGATATGCGTCTGAATCTGATATAGTTAGAATAGCAGCACATGAAATGGTTCATATAAAACAGTATGAAGTAGACGGGCTGGATCTAACAGACGAGGGTCTTTTTTTCAAAGGTGTGGAATGGACAGGAGACTATTGGTTTTCTCCTTGGGAGATAGAGGCACGAGGCTATGAATTAGCCTTTCTATCCCACTACCTGGAAAGCGAAGAAAATAAAGAGGTAGGTTAAAATACTTCTTGACATTTTAAGGTTAAAGTAATATAATAGTACGCATGAATTGGATAACAAACATATTTTTCGGGAGAAAAAATAAGATGAATAACGACAAAAACGTAGAACGTAACTACACAGACGAAATGGTTGCACGAATGGAAGAAGTTTATAGTGCTAATCCTACTAGAGAAACAGCAGAAATATTAGCAGCAGAACTAGAAAAGCCAGTTCGTAGTGTTATTGCTAAACTTTCTAACATGGGCATCTACAAGGCTCAAGCTAGACTAACTAAAAGTGGTGCTCCTGTTGTTCGTAAAGAAGACATCGTGGCAGAGCTTCAAGCATTGGTAGGCGTTCAAGTGCCTACTCTGGCAAAAGCTACAAAAGTTGATCTACAGAAATTGGTAGAAGCAGTACGAAACACACAAACAGTATAAAATAGGAGCTAGGAAATGCCAGCAAAGTTTAAAGAGTCAGCAAAAATTATGGTAGACCGTAAGGCTAAGAAAATGAAGACAGTACATTATTACTTAAAATGTACTTCTACCAAGGACTTAGTAGCAGCACTAGAAAACAGTAATACTAGACCTAAGCACAAACAAAAGTTCAGAAACGAACTTACTCGTAGAGGTATTACTCAGTGAAAAACAGCAATTACTACATAGTTGAAGTTCTAGAAGTAGTAGCTTTGTTGGCTTTTCCAGTGATTGTTTTAATTCTGGCTTCTTCTTAAAAAGTTCTTGACAAAAGTACTAAAACAAAGTATAATATTGTCATAGAAATTTGAAGAAGCTAAGAATAACTGTAATGGACGAGGGTGCGAATCCCTCCAGCTCCACCATAAGTATGCTTGCGAAGTGTATTTATGATGGGGCTGAACTAGGAATCGACATACAGCGAAGGTAAGTGGAGAATCTCTATACTTAACTTAAACGCAAACGATGACGTTTATTCTCTAGCTGCATAGGCTAGATGGGGTCTGGCTCACCTTATTACCCAACGAGCCTACTTAAATAAGCACATTAGGATAGGGACTCAATAGACCTAGGTGGCTGTCTAGGGTATAGTGGGATAAAGCTAGTGAAACTGGTGCCTGACCTAGCTCTTAGTGTGCTTTTTTAAGTAATTTTTGGAGTGGTAGTTCAATTGGTTAGAATGCTGCCCTGTCACGGCAGAGGTTGTGGGTTCAAGTCCCATCCATTCCGCCAAGCGGGTAAGCATAAGGTATGTCGCTGGCCTTCCAAGCCATGCTGTTAGAGTTCGATTCTCTATACCCGCTCCAATTTTAAGGAAGAGTACGCTAAATGTGTGCGTAGGGCCTGATATTCTGTAAGGGTCAGTTGGTTAAAATCCAACCTCTTCCACCAAGTTTAAGTAGATCAGTGTTCTAATTGGTAAGATGCAGGCCTCCAAATCCTTGCGATTGGGGTTCGAATCCCTACTGGTCTGCCAACCTTTCGAAAAATAGTTCTTGACGAAATGGTTAAATGTTAGTATAATAATGTTTCAAAAGTGAGGAAAGCATCAGGTATCTTTGATACAGTTGTCTTTCTAGTAAGCCCAGTAACGATGCAAGTATTACTTTTAACAACCTTTGGTGACTTGCGGAGGTTACTGGCACAGCCTACCTGGCAGGGCTG